TCCTTCGGCCAACATCTGGCCAGTCATGCGGTTCACACCGGTGTCGGCAGTGCCAGCCACTACGTTTTGGCTCACAGGTGTTTGCCATGGTGTTGCGTACGCATGGCCAGTAATGTCAGCTTGGGGGTATCCGGTGTTCTGGCCCACAGCGTTAGCTTGAGACATGGCCTCAACTGGACCGCCGCTCATATAGCCACCTGCGGCATAACCACGGATTGACTTGGCTTCTTCGGGAGTAATCTGTTGGTACCCAGCATTTGGGAAATAGCTGCGTTGGCGGCCAAAGTCCTGACCCAAGTTGTCGTAACCGGGCACATCGGGCATAGGGAAAGGTGTTGCGGTACCTCGGTCATATTTCAAACGCTGGGGCATTGTGCTGTCACCGACAGGCATCTGAGGTTGGTTCTGCTCGCCCATCGTTGCGGGGGCAGTAGCAGCGAGACCTGCTTTCAATACTCCGGGAGCGCCACCCATTTGGTTTGCAAAAGTAGACATCCCAGCTTTTGTACCTAAGTTAGCCGCGCCTAAACCCATTTTCTCCGTCATAGTCGCGGTTGCGGGGTTCATATTGGCGGCGATTGATGGTTGAGTAAACCCAGCTTGGCCCATCTCACGCCCAATTTCGCTTGCCATCAATTCAGGGTTCGCTGCTTGCGCCGCCTGTGTAGCGGATGTATTCATCGCGGAAGCACCGGCACCAGCCAAACCACTCGCCAAACCAGCGCCACCATAAGCACCGAGGCCAGCCATCAAACCTTTGTTGAGGCTACCGGTACGTGCAGTTTGGAGACCGCCCATAATCAAGCCAGCGGTCATTGGATTAATGGTACCGCCCGATGCAGCCATAAGGCCAGCACCAGCGATTGTTGGGAGCATGGAGGATAAAAAGCCCATTAAAGCCTCGCGAATTGGGGGTTAACAGAGTCTATCATGTCAAGATAGAAGATACAAACGAAAGTGTCGCCACAACTGACGGAATGGCAGGCATGGGGAAGGGTGAAGTCTGTGCAGGGGCGGCGTCCATTCTGACGCTAGTGTTACTCACCGCGGACCACATCTCGACAGTATCCCCAGCTTGCAACTCTACAAAGAAATTGGCCGCAGCAATAACGGCACCGTCGACAGAACCGTGCCTTGCAATAATTGAAAACTGACTGCCGGTACCAAGCACATCAACGTTATTCACACGCAACCAAATCCAAGCGTCGTGTTCTTGGGAATCAGTGTTTCTCCACTGCACGCTGAATTGATAGTTGTAGATGCCCGCTTGGTTTACTCTTATGCCGTCGGTGCCGTCGTTGGTTGCGCCGTTGATATAGTCGTTTTGGTCAAACGTAATTTGTGTAGCAGTGTTTGCTGTGAACGTTTTATCTGTTGTGCGTTGGATAGCAGCGTACACGTTGTTGATGTACTTACCGCCTTCTGGTGCAAGCACCGATGCCAGCCCGTTGCTGAGCTGGTTAAAAAACAAACGAAGCACGTTGGTGAGGTCGTCACCATATCGTTGGCTGTACTCCACCGGTGCCGCAGGTAGCCGCGGCGGGGCAACTGTTTGTAGCTGATTGCGTTGGTTCGTTGCCATTAGCGTCGTCCGTCTGGGCGCACATCAATACGCGGCGTGCCGAGTTGCCAAGCAACACCAAGGTCGTTGGAGCTAATTTTGAACGCCATCTGACGACCACGGATACGCACGTAGGCATACTCGGTGAACTGCTGCACGTTGTATGTGCGTTGGCCTGAGTAGTTATTGCCGCTCGTGATGGTAGGGCTATCAGATGTGCCGTATGCCGTGCCGGGGTTTTGGCGTGGGCGCACAGTGAAGTCCAGCGAAGGCGATGCAGTATCTGACCCGTCAAAGGTCACATCAGGAATAATGCGCCACACGATACCGAAGTTGTGTCCGTCACCGATATCAAAGTCAGAGGATTGGCAGTAAGCTTCAATCGGCGCGGGGTTACCTGTATCGGGGTCGATAATAGTTCCGTCGTCGTTACCTGTCTCGTGATAAATCAACTGGCCGTTATAGCCAGCAGCCATAGGCACTTCACGCAGTGGGCTATCAAGCCAAGCAGTGCGTGCCATCGTGCCGTAATACCAAGTGCGTTCAAGATGGTTAAACACCACATACTTGTCGATTGTGTTGCTGTTGGCCGAGCAGTAGAACCACCAAATCTCGTTGTAGCCTTCGTTGGTGCTAGAGAAAAACTGATACGACTGCTGCATGTTGATGTCTTGGAAGACATACTGACGCAAGGTGCATGGCAATGTTTCCACACGACCTGAGTACATATAGAACTTGTCGGTACCCATCCAGTAGGTCACGTTGTTTGCCACAGACACCACGTTCGGACCAGCGATAGACAAGTTGTCACCCATGATCTGGAAGCCCCAAACATATGGGGGGCCCAAGTACTGCATAGAGTACAAGGCGGCGTCAGTCCACACCAAAATTTCTTGACGGGTTTGCTGTGCAGCCACGATCTCAGAACCACGGCTCAGGCGGTAGTCACCTGCTTGGTTTGTTGGTGAAGGCGTCCATGTGTAGAACTCTTCTTGCTGTGACCAACGAATAAGCAGTGGGTCTTGGGTTGCTGAAAACAAAGCGCCCGACGGGTCATTGGTGCCGAAACAAATCACAAAACGCGATGAGTCAGACACCATGACTAAGTTGGCAACTGACGGCGTTGTGCTATCCATGACCGCGCCATTAACAGTTGTGCCCGCTTGCATAACCACACCACGATCAAATATGTTGGGGTTAGCGTTTACCGACCAGTAATACAACGCGCCACCACGTGGGTTGAAAATCAAATCCTCGCCGTAATTTGATTGACTCCAGATACGTAGTTGAATACCAACACCACTTGCAGCGGCCTGACCCCATCCAGTCCAAGAAGAAGCGACTTGAGTAACAGTAGCGCCGGAAGTGTGAGCAGCAGCTCTTGTACCGTTTGCCCCGCGCACGCAGCCAGTCAATGTGTTTGTTGATTTGCCGGAGTATGTGATGGACTCGGTATCAATAACAATCGTGCCAGACGCAGTAAAGGATGCTGCGGATGTCAATGTGATGGAGGTGGCACTTGAGTTGATCGAGCCGTTCAATGTGGTCGTGACAGAACCTGATGTAGTACCGCCCCAGTTACCCGCGCCCCAACCAGTAGCCACAGTGTATGTAGCCGAACCTGATGTGATTTGATAGGTCAGAGTGGCAGTGCCCGCAGTGTTAGTAGATGTAGCTGGAGAACCAACGGTGATGTTGTATTGGTTGCCGTTCAGATATGTGATCTGGAACTCACGGTTCAGGGCTGTGTCGGGGATACCATTGACCGCGCCGCTCACGCCAGAGATCATCACAAAGTCGCCCGTCTGTGCGCCGTGTCCGGGGTCATTAACAGTTACCGTAGTAGAAGCATTGACCGTCGAAAACGCAGTGCCAGCCGAAGTTGTGTTTGTGTCACGAATAGGTGTGATGTCGTAGAAGTAACCGTTGGGGCCGTTTTGGATGTAGAACTTCAGGTTCGTACCCATACCCAGATAATTGTTACCAGCCAGCGAATACCAATTCCACATCGAACGACATACGCCCCAATACGCACCGGCTGGGGGAACTGCGGATGTTTCTGTGCCACTCGCCACAAGCGTGCCTATGGGAGCAGTCGGGTAGTACGTGCCGGTATCAAGAATCCAGCCGCCTAACTTCTCGGGAAAGCCCGAACGAAAGCGAATTTTGTCGCACTCAAACCAGCCACCTTCGTTGGCTAGAGTTGTGCCTTCGCGGTTGACACCGGGGCGGAATTGAAGTTTTTGTAACGGCATGGCTGTATTTTCCTACTTAGGCGCGGCACTGTCCATAGCACGCATCGTACAACGCTTGGCGTTGCTCGTACCCAATCAAACCGCCGTTGATCTTCTTCGTCATGCCTTTAATGTCGTCGATGTCGGCGAATGCAGACAAGTTGTTTGCTTTCCAGAACCAGCCAGCCGAGCGAGCAGCAGCCATAGGCTCAAGAAGCAAATCAGGATTACCAACAAGATCAATGCCCAGAGCTTGCCCGCATTTTTCATAATTGAATTTCCCGGTCAACTGTTTCAGACCCCTGCCGCGGTACAGCCACCCTTCACCAGATTCGGCGGGACCGTTGCCCATACGTGAGCTGTAAACCAAGTTGGCGATGAGTTCCGGCTTACCCGCTATGCTGTTTGCCACAGCAGTAGGCACTAACTTGCCATTCTCTTTGATAGGTTTCTTGTCGGGGCCAAGCACAGCGAAGCGGTTGGGCCAGCACGCAGCAAGCGTAGCGGCGCGGTAGTTGAGGTTCTCGCTCAACATGGTGTACCCACCAGACTCGTGGCTAGTCTGCGATAGGAACCCAGCAACGCGCTGTGGTGTGTTGATCTCAAACTCTTGGCAGGTGGCCACCACCGCATCAAGCCACTTCTCGGCGTTCTTGATCTTGGCAGCTTGCAGGTCAGCAATGTCTGGTGTCATTTGTCACCGCCCATTTCTTTTTGTTTCTTGTCCACATCCTCTTGCGACTTGTTGCTGCTGCCGTAGAAGAAGCGAATCAAGCTGTTCACCGCAGTGCCGATTAAGAAACCCAAGATGATGTTGATGAAGTCACGGTTGCGGTTCTCGATGGGCATGAACGACACCATGAAGAAATACAAGAAAGACACCACCGACAAAAACCAAGCGTAGGCTTGCGTGAAGCGTTTTGTGCTGTCGTCGTTCATATACATGTCGGTCGCACGCTGAGTGGATTTCTCGTCCAGAGCAGCCATGAACTCGCTGTGGCGGTTGGCTTCTTCTTGCAGCTTGGCGTTGTACTCGGGTGTGGCTTCGCCTTCTGGTTTCAGCTCGATGCCCAGCTTTTGCTGAACGGCGTCCACGCCTTTTTCAATGACTTGGTCAGCGACCTTGTGCATCCCGTTGTTGATGAGGTTGGCTACGATGCCTGCAACGATTGGTAACATTTATTCTTCCTTCTCAGGTTTAGGTTCAAGTTTTGGCTTCTGCTTCTTCTCAAGCTGCTCGGCACGCTGAAGTATGGCTTCGGCTTTGCGCACTTGTTGGTACGAGAACAACGCTGACGCGATAGAAAACCCCAACAGCGCAATCAAACATGTGACGATCAGTACCCACCAGTAGAACTCCTTCATAGAGCGGAAAACAGTGCCGTCATCCATACCCCCAGCACCAGCACCACGACCGCGTACCCCAGCTTGGCTGCCCTGATTTGTTGTTGGTACTCGCGTTGCCATCTTGCATCAATCTCTTGTTTGCGCTTCAACGCTCTGTCGAACTCACGCTCTTCCAGAATCTGGTCGTACATCTTCAAGAACCGTGTGTAGATCGACTGCAACCCGATGTCTTTGGGCGTGTAGATCATGGTCTCGCGAATCTGAACTGTCATCTGTTCAAGCTGCATTTCAATCTGTATCCTGTCTAGCGCGGCACCTTCAATGTCGGTTGTGGTTTTCGATTCTTCTTCAAGCTCGTGACAGTATTCTTGCAACTGCCTGCGTATCTCGAAGAAGGTCTTGAGCTGTTCGCAAATCTGGTGGATGGCTTGGGTCTGGTACTCCTCGTAACTCAGTTGCTCAACGGGTTTTGGTTTGTAGTTAACGGCTCGGCTGGAAGGTTTCGCAATACTTGTTTGGACCGTAGGCGCAGGCGCGTTGCTTTTCTTTGAACCACCGAATAAGCTGGAAATCCAGCTCCAAAGACCGACGATTTCGGCATATATAGCCTTCCCGTCCCCGACAGCCTTTTCAATTGCCGCTTTCGTCTTTGTAATTTCAGCCTTACCTTGAGACAACATCTCACACCCGCTGCGTATCGCCGCAACGGTCGCCTGTGCCGCCATGAGTAGGCTGAAGGGGTCCACATCTTATTGAGGTGGTGTTGGCCAATCAATGGTTTCTGGGAAACCAGCCTGCTGCGGCACATCGCGCAGTGCCTGACGGTACGGTGCCCACTTGTCTTTTGTAGCTTGTGGGATGTCGGCGTGCTGGGTCCAGTCAGTTGCGGCTAGGCGTTTATCTCGCTCAATACGAGTATCTTCCACAGAAGTGTCTGGCGGAGGTAGACCAGTATGCGCGTCTACACCTTCAGGCATGTCGATGATTTCACCCGCAAAGTTACCAGCTACGATCTGTTGGTAAACCCATTGACCTGTTTCAGCGGTGTCGGTGGCACGTGCAACATACTTAATTTCTTCTGGTGCCTCACCATCAAAAACCATTGTCAGTTTACAAAAATATGTTGCAGTGTCGCCGCCATGCGTACGCACTTCGCGAATACCGCCAAGGGTTGTTTGCCCAAATGTTCTTGACATAATTGTTCCTTAAGCTGTACGGGTAAAAATTTGATATACCTCAAAGGCGGTTGGGCTGTAATAGGGAGCCCAATAACCCCTTGCTCTCCACGTTCCGGTCAACGCAGTAGAGCCAGAGCCGCCAAGGTTAAAGGTGTCGTTACCAGCAATAACGATGTACCCGGTTGAAGGAGGCGCGTTTCTATCCGATCTAGCAGCAAAACCGGAAGAACCTTGCCCACAGTAGATTGTCACGCTAGTGCCTACTGCAAAATCAACAAGGTTTACGTTGCTTGTATTTGACAAGACAACTGCGTTGGCAGATGAGGCGGTGGTGGCTGTTGTGGCCGAGCTTGCACTATTAGCGAAGTTGACAGACTGACTGCCGATGTTGCTCGACGTGATGAACGAGCCGCCAGATGCCGGTGCGGTAGCTGTAGCAGCGTTACCTGTTGTGTTCTGGTTCAGGGTTGGGAATGTGCAGTTGGCCAAGTTGCCTGACGATGGTGTGCCCAAAGCAGGTGTAACCAATGTGGGGCTGTTGGACAGCACGTTGCTGCCTGAGCCAGTAGAAGCCGTTACGCCTGTGCCACCACGAAGAACAGGCAAAGTTCCAGTAGTACCACCATCAATTGGTAGGCCGGTAGCGTTTGTTAACGTGCCAGAAGCTGGCGTACCCAGAGCACCACCGTTCACAACTGGGGCCCCAGCAGACCCAACGTTCACAGCCAAAGCAGTAGCCACGCCGGTACCAAGACCGGACACGCCAGTAGAGATGGGCAACCCTGTTGCGTTGGTCAACACACCCGATGCAGGTGTACCCAAGGCAGGGGTTGTAAATGATGGTGAATTCAGGTGGGTGTTTTGCTGGGCGACGTTTGTGCCTTCGCTCCACACTGCCATGGTTTTGCCCGCAGGGATGGCTACGCCGGTACCGGCAGCGGTTGTGTTTCCAGTGACAGTCGAGTTGTAGATCGTCGCCACATAAGAAGACGCGTTGTAGAAAATATAGGTCTTGGACGACGCGGGGATGAACACCGAGAAGTTAGCAGAAGTCACTGTGGTCAACGCAATCATGGCGTTGCGTGACTGATCTTCCAAACCATCAATAGCCGTCAGCGCTTGGCTTGAGCTTGTGATCGAAACTGAGGTGTAGCCCGCCACTGCGTCTACCAGCAGAGTACCAAGGTTGTTGTTGGTCGTCTCGCCCCAGATACCGGCTTGTTCACCGGTGCCGATCATTTCTAAGCGTAGGGCGTTGTTATAGGAACTAGGCATGTTGAGTCCTTAAGTTTGTGTCTTGATGACATTCCAGCTCGGTGTCTGGGTGTCGTTGATGTCTTGCCAACCGGGGGTCTGCGCGTCGTTAATCGGTGCCCATGTGCCTGCCTGTGCCGTGTTTGCGGTCTGCCATGCCTGCGTTTGGGAGTCGTCGATATTTTGCCAGTTTGCAGTCTGGCTGTCATTAATAATGTTCCACAGGAACGCCCCGAGGATGGTGTCGGCGCCGATGCCTGATTCAGACACAGACGCCAAGAAGGCAGCTTGGGCAATGAGCACATCAAGGGCTTGGGCAGCTTCATTTATGGAAGCGGCGAAGTTGACGGTGGTTACTACGGTATCTGTGCCTGTGGCCGACTCGGAGATCTGCCCGATGAACGCAACAGTGGGGTACACGAAGTCAGCAGCATTGGCCGTTTCTGACACCGTAATGAAGTACGCACTGGCAGGGGTGTACAGGTCTGAACCTGTGGCCAGCTCGGAAACTTGAGCTGTGAAATTCACGCCGCCGTACACAAAGTCGTAGGCTGTGGATGTTTCTGAAATTTGGGTAGCAAAGTTCTGTGCGGTGGCAACGCTGTCGGCACCGGTAGCTGTTTCGCTGATAGCCGTGGGGAACGTGGCCCGCGCCGAGACGGTATCGAAGCCAGAAATACTTTCCAAGATTTGGCTGACAAAGGCTGCACCGGGGTAAACCAAGTCGTTGCCAGTAGCCAACTCTGAGATGGAAGAAAAGAGTGCCGCCTGTGAAGAGACGGCATCAGACGCGACTACGCCCTCTGTGATAAACACCACAAAAGAAGACCCCCCAAGACTAGCATAGGGGGACTGGGCGTAGGCGGATATGCCAAACATTAGTCAGCTGGTGCTTCGGGCGCTTGGGCAGGTTGCTGTTGTTGCGCAGCCTGCTGCATACCCTGAATCAGTTGGAACACTTGGTCGTATGGTTGTTTGCCGAGGTACCCCAAAACAGCGTTAGCCAGTTCGATAGGCAAAGTGATTTCTTTCATATTTTCTCCTTATGGTGTTGGTGGCACCGGTGTTGGTGCCCAAGGCAGTGGTGGCTGCACGATGGGCGGGTTGATTTGATTGTCGATCTGTTGTTGAACAGCGGCCTCAGTAGCAGCTTGGTCTACACCTGACGCCCACACCCAACCCAGCACCTGCTCTTGTGTCAAGTCTGCGTAGGGGGTAAACGGCTGTTCGGGGTCAAGTGTAAACGGAGTAACGTTGATGATGCTGTTTGAGTAGGTGTTTTCGCCTTCAACCTGTTCACCAGTGCAAATCCAACCCGCAGAAATAACAACGTCGGTTTGACCCTCGTATTGCGGGTAGGCTTGCATCCACTGGATGGTCCATGTAAAAGTTGCTGACATAGTGGTTCCTTTATGGGTGGGTTAATCTGTATGCGTTGAACTCTGCATATAACTCTTGCAAGGCTTTTGCCAAAACAGGCACAAGCTGCATGTATTCAACACCTTGGTAGTCAGGGGTGCCATTTTCTTTAACAGCGTCTTTTTCACCAACAACTGCGACCGGGAAATGCTCTGCCAACTCGTGCGCCAAAAAGCCGTAAAAACGGCGGGTATCGTAGCCAGCTAGATCATATTCTTTTGGTGACAGTGCAAGCACAGAAGCCAAAGCGCCATCAGCAATCGGAACAATGTTTTCTTTCAGGCGGTAGTCAGATGACACCGTAAACGCAGCGGCTTTGATTGTGCCGTAACCGCCATTAGATAAACCGTTATACACACCTACGGCATTACCGTTGTAATAGTTAAGGTACATCTCGTTACCGGATTTCGGGTCAAGGTGCAGGTTTCCGTCAGTGGTAATGATGGACGCCCAACCAGAGTCGTACCTCTGATTGCCACCAACCTGAAGGAATCTGGTCCACCCTGAATTCGGCCCGCACAGCAAATAGCGATCACCATTCAACCGCATACGAATTGAGTTAATCGAGGCATCGGGGGCGTTCCACGCGCCGAACGTTACACCTGTGCCACCAGAAACGTTAATTGCTCCCTGCGAGCTAGCTTCAAAACCGCCGCCGTTCCAGTTTGAAGAAAAGAAGTGGATTGTGGAGAAGTTATTACCAGCAGTTCCTTGGAAAGCCCGAATACGTGTGTAAGAGCTTGCATCGCTTCCTCCGTACATGTTAAGACCTACGTCCGCCAACGAAGCTACCACTTGTCCGCAGGTAAAGTTGCCAAGAACACTAAGCGTATTGCCAGTCGAAAGCGTCATTGCTTGGGTGAAGGTGACGTTTGAACCCGCCGAGCCAGAACCTGATGTAAACCAGCTATGCACTCCGGTGCCGTCCATTGCGTATTTCGCAGCGTTGAAAGTACCTACTTGATACTTCCAGTTTGAGCCGTCGAAGTAGGCGTTGTGGCTCAGACCTGTGATGCCGCCGCCACCAGAATAGCCATAAAGATTTGTGCCGTAGTCTGTAATCTGGAAAGCTTTATAAGAAGACTGCCAAGCACTGGGAGTAGCAGCCAAGCCTAAGTTTCCTGAAGAGTTAAGAATAATACGCGTGGCCCCTGCGGTAAGGTCACGAATGCCAAACGCACCGGTGGGAATATCAAAATAACTGCCGGACCCAGCAGAGGCCAAGTTGTATCGTTTACCGCTGGCGCTGGTGTTATTCAGAATTAACCCCGTGTAGTCAGTAGCTGCGCTCGATACCTCAGCTGTTTTTGTACCGTCAAAGGTCAAGGCCGAGCCTGTGGTCAGCACTTTGCTGCCGTTCAGATATGCAACCCCGTTGGCTGTGCCGCCTGTGTATGTTGGCTGGTTGGTGTATGTGACGACCTGTGTGTTTGAGATGCTGATGGCCGTGGTCGGAGTTCCCCCCGCCGTTGTCGTTTGCAACAGCAATACGCCGTCATTGCCGCCGGACGTCTTCAGCCCAGCCGAGCCGCTGGTCGCGCCGTTGTCAGAAAGAATGATTGCGGGCATTATTTAGGCTCCAGTGCTTCAAGGCGTTCGTTGAGTTCTTGTATGGCTGCTGTCAGAGTAGCTACCAAAAAGCTGGTGTCGATGCCTTGAGGTTTGATTGAACCATCTTTGTTGACCGCATCTTTTTCGCCATGTACCGCATCAGGCACAACAGCTTGAAGCTCGTGAGCAATAAAGCCTTGACCAGCCTCGCCTGTTGATTTCCATGTGTACGTGCATGGCCTGAGTTGCGCCACGACAGACAGCGCATCTGTCATAGGGGCAATGTTTTCTTTTAGTCGGTAATCGGACGACGTGTTATAGGCTGTTGAAGATCCATTGGTTGATATAGAACCAACCCCGCTACCCGTGTAGTAAAAATTAATAAAAGCACCAGTCCCACCAAACCGACCTACTTCTAATGCTGCGTTGTTGTTTGAATTAACCTGCAATACACCAAAGGAAGAAAAATATTTTAGGCCGTTAACACCGCTAACAATAGGATTTGCTACGGTAGCCCCAACGGTAAAGTTACCACTAGAGTCAAGCGTCATTGCTTGGGTAAAGCTGACGGCGTTACCTGCTGTGCCGGAGGCGGATGTGTACCACAGATGCTGCCCAGTAGTCTGCACATAAACAGTTGCGAACCCGTTACTAATATATTTGTCACCGCTGTTGTAATACCAGTTTGACCCTACATACGCGTTGTAAGTTGTACCTGTTACATACCCACCAAAGCTGGCGTTTTTGATTTGCAACGGTGTTATAACGTTCCATGTTTGGGGGGCAACCCCCAAACCTAAATTACCAGAGGCATCAAGCGTCATCAAAGTATTAAATGTAGCGGCAGCACCCGCACCGCTGCTATTATTAACAGTAGTGGTAGTCCAAATATGTTTGCCATCACTTGTGCTGATTTGGTATTGCCCCGCGTACCCGTTGGCTATAAACTTTTGCCCCCCACCGTAGTACCAGTTGCCTGAAAGATACGTGGTCCCTGTGTAGTCAAACAGCGCCGATGTCGGACCAACCTGCAAGGCCCTACCAAGAGTCCAGCCGCTAGGAGTTAAACCAATACCCATGTTGCCAGAGCTATCAAGACGCATGGCTTCTGTACCGCCTTCAGCGAAGGCAATAGTGTCAGCAGCAGGGAAGAAGATACCTGTGTTTGTATCGCCTGAAGTTGTGATTGCGGGAGCTGCGGCAGTACCGGCAACAAAAGCTGCTCTTTGTGAACCATCAATTGTTAACGCCGTAGTTGGCGAAGCACCTGTCTGGAAGACAAGCGCACCTGTGGTGTCCGTCGTGATCTTGAACGCGGTGGTGGTTGTGGTTGATGCGCTGATCGTAGACATTAGATGGTCACCCAGTTTTGGCCGCTGGTAACAGTAACCGTCACGCCGCTGGCCACAGAAACCGGGCCGACAGACAGTGCGTTAAACCCAGACGGCAATGTGTAGTTGTTGCTGATGAGGTCAGCGTTCACAAGCAGGCCCATGTTACCTTGCGCGTTGTTGGCACCATAGATCGTTTGGTTGCTTGCACCGACATACACAGTGCGCCCAGCAGGCTGCGTTACAAACACATCCTTCGTGCCAGACGAGAAGTTGACGAGCGAACCGCTGTTGGAAGACGAGAGCACCGTGTCGCGTGAGAGCGTAGTGCCGCTGGAAGTGTAGGTACCGATACCCACTTCCCACTCGTTCGTGCCTTGACCGGCGATGGTGTAGTAGGTCGAGTTGCCGTTGCCAATCGCAGCAAAGGTTTGGAAGCCGGTCGCGGCTCCACCAAGGGTGACGGTGCCCGTACCCGTAGTCGTCGTGGTCTCACGGACACGATCAGCAAGTACGAACGCCATAGATTACACCCCTGTCAAAGCATCTTCGTCAAACCAACGTTCTTGTGCATTGCCGTCAGCGTCTGTCCATGCAACCAAGCATTGAACAGTACCGTCTTCCAACATGCGCAGTGCTTGAACCGGACCCTGTGGGGCCACGGTTTTTAGCTGAACGACGTCACCTTTTTTGAATTTCGTTGCCATGATTAAGCCGCATCCAAGCTGAAGGTGTAGGTCACAGTCAATGTGTCACCAGACACAACTGTACGGTCGCCGGGCGATTGGAAATCAGAAGCCGAGAACAAGATACCTGATGTACCTGTGGCAACGTTACACAAGAACGCGCCAGCCACCACACCGCCGCCACCACTGATGGTGAACTGAGAAGGTGCACCAGAGTTGTCAATCACTGATGGGTCAGCAGTTGTAGCGGTGCCAAATGTCACGGCCTTGCGGTTACCAGAATAGTTGGTGAACTCAGTCCAGCCTGCGTGTGTAGCCAGTGTGTCGCCAGCAGCAATCGTGGTGCCCGAACCGGGACCAGTAATTAGACCCAAGTACCAAGCGGCGGTATATGCACTGCCCTTGAAGAACTGAGTGTTCATGTTTTGCAGACCTGTGTTCACCACGAGGTTGTGGGTGCTTTCTTCCCACTTGAGGTTTCCATCGGCGTCGTGGCAAACCACTTTGTAAACGCCACCGGCTTTAGCTTTGTTGGTCAACATTTGTTGGCTCCTTAGGAAATGCGAATGATCGCCGCTGTGTTGGTGACAGCGGGGAACTGCACCGTGAAAGTTGTTGTTGATGTTTTGTCGCCGCCGAAGTCCAGCACACAGACCGTTGGGTTACCAGAACCCGACTTATAGATCAGCGCGCCGCGTGCGGTCAACGCCGAAGTCCATGTGACATTCGCAAACGACAAGTACGCCGTGGCATTACCTGTCTGGTTACCGATTGTAGGTGTCTGTGTGACAGTCAGCGTTTCACCGCCAGCAGTGTAGCCAGTGGCCACAGTCTCACCATCAGTTGTGTACGCAGATGTGTCAGGACCGATCGAAGCTGCACCGGTGTACAGCGCGATCTTGAATGTGTCTGTCGTGAAGTCGAAGTCGCCGTTTGGCAACCCGAGCTTGAATGTATTTGTTGCGCCTTGAGCGAGTGCCATTATTTGACCCCGTTATTCTGAGGTAGGGGCGCAAGGCGTGATTGCCCGCTACGGTAAGCGTCACTGCGCTCCAGACCATTGCCCAGACGCGAAGCCATTGCAAGTGCTTCTTGGTATTTGGTGTTGTACAACGCCACCATGTCAGCCTCACCCTTCATGAAGGTGTAAGCCTCAACCAAAGAACCGTACAACAGCACGGAATCAAAGTTGTCACCCAACCACGTACGACCATCAGCGGCGGTGGTGATCGACTCGGGGTAGTAGTAATAGTGCAGCTCAACGCTGTACGCGGCGTCAGGTGTGGGACCCAAGATGAACGACAGCTCGTCAGTAATAACAGGCGTCGCATCGTTGGTGGTTGTTGGCCCAAACAAGGCGTAGTATTTTGGCAACGCCGTGTCAGTTGGCTGTGGGTAAGCTTGACGGATGAAGTTCACATCCTTGTTCAACAAATATTCGTACGCACCGGTACCGTCAATCACCGCCATCGAGTAGACGGACAGGAAGTCGCTGGGGCACGACAAGTATTTGTTGTTCGTGGTTGTGGTGCCTGTGACGTTCTTACGCAACGATGGAAACTGCACCGTGTTAAAGATGCGCTGTTCCGCCTGCTCAATGAAAGTGTTGATCTGTGTCTCGGTGGACACAGCACTACCATCAGCAAGATAAGTCTCAGGGAACTGGTTTTCTGTGTAGCTTTGAATTGCCGCAAAAAGTTCTTGGTATGTAATTTACGCCACCTTTTCCAAAGTGTACATACGTGCCACTTTGCCTTTCTGCTTAACAGCATTCGTTACGCTTGTGCGTACCACTCCTAAAAATTCTGCCGCTGCTTTTTGGGATAAAAAAGAACACTGTAGTTCTGGGCAGTACACAGGTTTCCATTTTGCTTTGGCGGACAAGAAGCGCCCTACAGATGGGTCGCGTTTAATTTTACTCACTTTTACCCGAGGCGCGGATTTTTGTTTTTTGACATGCTTTGCCCAACGCGCAACAATTCCAATAGCTGCAACTTTTTTGCCGCGTGCTCTAGCTTCGTCCGTCTGAGCCGCTTTTTTAATACTGTCAACAGTCTTCTCTCGCCACTCGGTATTAGCCCAGCGCGCTTTTGCTGCCTCCGAACGTTTACGTTTTGTTTCTGGAGAGACAACAACAGGACGTAGCCCTTTACCACCACGAGTAGCGTTATACGTTGGGTTTAAATCGGCAATAAACCCAATTTCAACATTGTTTAAAGTTTCTTCATCAAATGCAACAAAGACTTCTTCTACAAAAAACGCATCTTTACCAAACTCAATGAGTGCGTGTTGAAATTTTGCCTTGCGGGCTGTTGGGCACACCGCTGTCTTCCAATGCGCGGCCCATCTTTTTTGCACGGGCTGACGCGTCTGCCCAACATACTGATCGCCAGTATGTTTGTTTGTTGCAATGTAGATAGAGCCGTGTCGCATGTTATGCCATGGGTCCGCGAGCGTACAAGCCTTTAGTCGCGGCGCCTGTGCCACGAATCTTGATGCCCGAAGTTTTAGTGGGTTTGTAGTCTTGGCTGCGTGTGTTGGCCACAGACACGTTAGCGTCGCGCATGGTTTTCTTTGCGGGCTCTTCACCCACCACAACCGAAGCAACTTTCTTTGGTGTTTTGTATGTAGCCATGATTAGCCTCCGCGACGACCGGGCGATTTTTGGTTGGCAACCTTTGCCAAATTACGACCCATCTTCAACATGTCGCTGTTGGTCTTGCCGCCAGCGCGCATCTTGGTCATAGGCTTACCGGGGTGCATGGCTTTTTCGTGCTTGTGCACGGCCTTTGCAGCGGTCTTTTTATCTTGTGCGAGGTCTTTCTTGTCCATGAGGGACTCCTTACGTTGTGCTAATTGTGATCGTACCAATTTCCACGGCTAAAGCCAAGTAGTTCGGCGTTAATCCGTCATCATCTAAGCTCGCGCCACCCACAGGGTTCCACCCCCACTGAATGTCTCGACTGCCTTCGCCTTGGTAACCTTGAGCGAGAACGTCGGTGCTGTTGCTGTTGATGATCTGAAGTCCGGTTGTACCAGATGTAATGTAGCTGCGATCAGGGCGTGGGTTGCGCAAACCTTGTGGATCATCAACCGGATACATACCCAGTTGAAGTTGAGGTTGGTCGGGGTCCCAACAACTTGGGCAAACCAAGAGTTCATAGTTCTTGGTCTTGATGATCTCGCGCTTGAGCTGCTTCAGTTTGAAGCGAGCATCACAACGATCACACTGCGCAATCGCATACTTACCGGAGGCAAACCGGTTAGCCATTAGACCATTCTCCCGCGAGTTTTACCGCGTGCTGCAATACCGTCGGCACGAATAGAAGCGGTCATGCCGCCTTTGGCTTTTTTATCAAACTGTTTTACCGAAGGCATTTCTGCAATTTTCTCTTTTTCCTCGGCGGACAGATTGGCCTTAGCCACCTTATCCAGAGCTTTTTGCTCCAGAGGGCTGGGCACTTTAAATTGTTGTGCGTAGGGAGTTTTATCCGCCATTACATCGCACCTCCAATGTACTGCTGGCGTGGTACGAAGCGAATCGCTGCCTTCTCATGATCTTCATAAGCCGCCAACTCCCAAGCCTCATCGTATTGCTGCTTGAGCATCATCAGGCGCTCGGCGCCCTCGGGAATCTTGCCTGCGATGTAGTACGCCAGACCGGCAGCCATGCAGGGAATGAATCGGAAAGGCACGTCCATCACGTTCACACCACCGCCCGCATCTTGGGTGCGGCGTAGCCGCCAGTAAACAAACTGATAGCTCTGTGCTGCATCAGGTGTGGGCCACACAGTCACGGCTGGCAAGCTCTGCACAGATACAGGGGCTGCTGCCAAATGAGAAGCGGCGGTTGTGCCGTTTTGCCCACGGAAGCAGCTAATCAAGTCGTTGCCGCTGATTGATGTGTAGTTGATGGTCTCACTACCAATCTTCACAAAGCCCGCTGCTGGCATACCCAAAGTTGATGTCAACGAGATCGTAGTGTCTGTAGCCGAAATGCCAGACGCAAGAGTCGTGATTGCCGCTGCCGTTTGACCATCAAGGCGTTGTACCCAAACCTGAATCGGACGAGCTTGCTGAAGTTTGTTTGGGAGAGTCGCATAGGTCGAAACGCTGATGCGGGTAATTGTCAGGTCGGCTTGATTGGACTGCTGCCCCGCCTGTGTGCGGATGACATGCTCCAACAAGTCAACGGTATCGTTGGGAAGCGCATAGGTGCTCTGCCCCTGAACAAGATCAATCTGACCTTGCTCGATTGTCCACATGTTGATGCCGCGGTTAGCCCAGTCAGCAAACATGATGTTGAGGCTACGACGCGCTGTACGCAGGTCATAACCAGAGCGCAGCTCACGACCGGCGCGCTCAAACGCTTCCTCGACCAGCTCAGCTAGGTCAAGGTTAAATGCTGCGGTACCGGATGTGATTGCCATTATCTGAACCTCGATGTTTTCTTGGCGATAGTCTTAGGTTGGGCTACGAACTGCTTCCCGGCTTTTTTGCCAGCGCGTTTTGCACGCGTTGTCGCAGCGTACTCAGCAGGGCTGAGGCTTTTGATCGCAGCTTCTGGAAGGTATCTTTCACCTGTTTTGCTAGACGGTTTTCCACTTTTGGTCCTCCATTTCTGGTCGCCCCAATTTTTAAGCGATTGTTGCGGCGCTTTCATGTCAGTCTCTGTACCCACCGCCAGCGGCTTTGTATTTCTTGGCCACCAATTGTGCCTTACGTGCGGACCATTGGCCAGCACCGGTGCCATGCGTAGCCGCGGCTTTCACCTGTGACACGATCCGCTTACGCAAACCGGGTTTGGTGTAGTTGCCAGCTTCGTTCACACTGCCGCCCTCGGCGTAGTAGTCAACGTCGTTCGGGTCATCCTTGCGGTGAATGACCTTCTTCTCAGGCATCTTAGAGGGGGCAATATCCCCCATACCGCGGCTCGCCATCATAGGATTCTTCCTCGGGTTTTACCCTTGGTTGCAATACCGTCGGCACGGCGAGAAGCTTTAGACACGGAGACTCTACCACCGCGCTTGAGCTTGTCACCCTTGCCGTACTTGCTAGACTCAATATCCTCGTCGGTCTCACGCAGCACGCGCTCAACTTCCTTGAAGCGGTCATCCTCATCCACGCGCTCCTTGGCGCTCTTGGACAGTTCAACCTTATCGCGGCGGTTAACGGCCTTCTCAGCCAAGTCACCAAGGCCAGACTTCTCAACCATCTTTTTACCAACGCCAGTCTTCTCGTCCAATGCTCTACCAGCTTCATATCCACCGGTGAAAGCAAGTTGTGCAGCACCAGCGCGGTTCACCAAACGGGCACCAGCACGGGAACCAGCTTCACGAACAGCGTCGCGCGCCCCACCTTTGAGGTTGGACTTATCTACGTTCAGGCCCTTGCGGACCTTCTGTACATCTTCGCGACTGCGCTCAATGACGTCGTCATCACCACCGGGGACTTTGCTCCAACGGGTAGCCATGGTTACACCATCTTTCCGCGAGTTTTGCCTTTGGTGCAGCAGCCATCAGCACGGCTAGAGGCGGTGCCACCTTTTTTGTAGGTGTCGCCCATGGCGTTGGTGCGTGATGCACGGTCCGCTGCGTCGGCTTCCCTATCTGCGGCTGCCGCTTTGGCGCGTTTGAGCATCGGTTTGATGTCAAACCCACCGGGCTCAGGACTGGTCCGGGCTTTATCGTAAGCTTCGCTAGAACGACGGCTGAGTTCTGCCTCAGACATGTCCTCGATTCGTTTTGCTTTAGCCATGGTGGCCTCCTAAATTAGCAGGCTTTGCCGCCGTACTTCATGCCTTTGGCTGCACCGCCTTTTTTCATACCCAGAGGCTTGCTACCGGCCATCTTGACCTGAGTGCCCTTGGTTTTACCTTTGGAAGCCACACCGTCACGGCTGGGAGCAGCAGTGCGGACAGAGCCCATTTTGGCGTTAGTGATACCGTTACCAGATGATTTAGCCATGACTTGGCCTCCTTTTGAAAAAAGTTCAGATTTGCCCTGAAGGGTTTTGGGCTTGTTTACCTTCTGTAGATCGGCGCGGGATTGGGTACCTTTGCCAAACTTCAGACCTTTGCTAGCTTCGCTATATTCCTTGGCCACCTTTTGAGGCACACCCGCTTGCTTCGCAAAGTCTGGGTTGTGCGCCGCGGCGTCCATAAAACGCTTTTGTTTACTGCTTACCGCTGGCATGCTTGTTCTCCATAAGGCGATCCAGTTTCTCATCCAAGCGATCAAGCCGGTCCAAGACGCGGTTGATGTCGGCGTGGACTTCGGTTTTTGTGACGTACTCTTTCGCGATCTCTTCGCGGGTACGGTTGAGGAGGATTGTGACTCGGCTGAGCTCATCTGATTTTTCCTTCAACACCCAGCTTAAAAGACCCAAGCCAGTCGTCAGTATGATGTTCCAAATGTTGTCCATCTCAACAATTCCATGCTCTCAGGCTTTTGTTAATCCGGCTGTTTGGGTCTTTCGCGGTCTTCGCGGAAGTCAATTTCTTCTTCATCCCAGTCATTCTGGCGCAGAAAGAGTCGCGACGGCTTCCGCCCTCTGGCTGAGGAGCTTTCAAACCGGGCTTTCCGGGGTTGGCTTTGTTGTAAGAGGCGCGCCCCTTGGCGTTCAAGCCGCCCTTCTCTGACTTGCCTTCTTTTCTCTGCCATGCTGGTGACTTAGCCATTTACAACTTTCAGCACCGGGGTGCAATGTTGCTCCAGCAGCGGCTTCAACACATCTGCCTCGAAGTCACGGGTGAACTTCTCAGTGCCAACGTGGGGCAAGCTGATGGAGGGGTCAAGGAAAACTGTGAAGCCGTCGGCGGCTGCACGGTCGCAGAACAAGTAATCTTCGCCGTAGTACTCACCGTTAACCAAACCAAGATCAAAAATGGCGTGGTCTTTGCGGTTGTCTACGTTGTTATCGTACGCCCACTCTGGGTGTTTGGCGATCATTGTCTCAAGCACGTGGCGTTGAATCATCATGAACCCTGTGCCAATGCGCTTCACACGAAGCATGCCGTTGGCGTCAAACTCCAAGCCACCGTTCCCATCAAGGTAGTAGTCAAGGAAGAATTTGCGGTCCATGCCGCGGCGTGGGTAGATGCCAGCAGTGATGTCTTTATCAATGCTCAGGGCCATCAAACGGAGAACTGCGTCGGCGGTAACAACCACGTCGGCATCGACGAACAGAAGCGTGTCTGCGTCGGATTTGAGGAAGTCCGCAACCAAACAGTTGCGAGCCTTCGTAATAAGGGAGCACCCCGAGAGGTGCGTGAGATAGAGCTTAACCCCCAACGACTGCACCTGAACGGCGAGGTTGGACAACGCAAAGGCTGAATCAATATTCAGCTTGCCATCGTAAGCTGGGATCGCAACCATGAGTTTGCGCCCAGCTAGGCTAATGCTCTTCTCGGTATCAGCCATAGAACACCGTCACGCTGCTAACGTTGGTCACGTCAACATAAACATTGCTTGTAAAACGAATACCTTCGCCGGGGAGCAAAGCGTTAAACATCTCAGCAACAGCAGGGGTGTTGAGGGTCAGACGAGTGGTGCCAGAGGCGCCGCCGTCCTTTAAAACCACAGACCCCGCAGAGGAGGTTGTAGTTAGCAAGATACCTTTAATACGGGCTGGGCCCGCTACCAAAGTGCCGTCAGCCGTAGCCGTGGCACTAAGTACGTCGGTTTGCATGGTCATGAAGACCTCCTATTAGGCGGCAGCGATTGCTGTACCTGCGGGGGAAATCCAGTTTGTACCGTTGTACACAGCCAAGCAAGGGGCACCAGCCAAACCGTTAGACACATAAATGATCTGTCCAATGGTTCTACTAGCTGCGGGGATTGCGTTAGCAGTGGTGACGGTATAAGTGGGAGCGATGAAGCCGTTAGCGGAAGCTACTGGGCCATTAAAACTTGTGCGTGCCATGTCTTTTCCTTACATGCAAGTGGTAGCGTATCTGTCTGCATGTCGTCAGCCGGGACTGTCAGATACACCGGGGACCCCGGGATGTGTTGAATATACACGAAATTAGAAAAAAGAAAAGCCCCCGAAGGAGCTTTTCTTAGTTGGCTTAGGAG